GATGGTTGTAAACCTTCACGAAAGACAAAGAAATCAAGGATGGACCCCGGACTAGACTCTTGAGGTATTAACCTTACATCAAGAGCCATAGTTTCTTTGAAAATATTCAAAGATCGCCAACTAGCCAGAATCGGAACAGGGTTGTCAATTATGACACCCTCCGCCCCGAAACCTGCAAATTTTGGCGCATAAATAATAGCCTCCTTCTCACGACCAACTCTACCACATAATTGGGTGAATTGTGCGTGAGTCATCGGCTGTTGAACTAGTTCATAGTAAGCATCAAATGAACCTGTTCGTGTGCTAAATCCAGTAGCACCGACCTTGAACCGGGGACGAGGAATCAATCCTACACCGAAAGAAAGTAAGATATCTGCTGGAGGCACAATATTAACACCCACTTCAACAATTGAAGTGGCAACAATAGACCCTTCTGGCGGTACAATTGGCGACATACTTGAAATCACCGTAGTGGGACGTCCAATTGCTTGCATTCCAGCGCATAAATCATGACAAACCTCAATAGAGGGATGATGAATCAAAACTCTGGCATCTAAAGGAGCTGTGCTTAAGGTGTTACTCAACATATGCGACATCATTGCCCTAGAAATATATTTAGGGTCGTCAAGTTCTAATTGAAAATATTCAGTGAGGAATCGTCTTTCGCCAGAAACCTCTAGGGATCTACCCCAGAAATTCTGGCAAAGTCGTCCACGAGGAGTAGCCGTAGTTAACAGCATTCGAGGACCACGATACACTCTAAGAACTTGACAAATCGAATACGCAATATGTTGTTCGGTTTGATCGTAGTGAGGCTCGTCAATAACAACGAGATCATTAGGATTCAGACCAATTTCTACTCCCGCAAAAGTGGCAAAATAACCAGCTGTCATAACTATTATTTGGCCACGCTCAAATGGGGGAATAGAATCTCCAGCAAAAATTCGATGAATATTATCAGGAGGCACGAATGGATTAACATAAGCCCCAACCATCAAATTTGTCGGAACAATCGAAAAGATTCTATTAATAGGAGTCATATCAAACATAGTGGCATAAAGAGAAGTCGATTTCCCTGTGCCAACACCAGCCACGACCATGACAATCGGTTTAACAAAATCAGGCTGTGACTTGACTATCCATGAGTCCATAATTTGCCGTACTGGCATAGACCATCGATTCGATTGACCAGTCAGAACCCTATAAGCTGCTCCAGAAGCAACAATTTTTGCTTTATATCCAGCAGATACAGCTAAAACCATATTAGGGAGCAATTGTGAAAAAGCATGAATACCTGGGACTACATTGTCCATTAAAGTGGGAACTAGCTGTGTACATACAGCAGCTACTTGTTTCTGGACTAAGTATTTGTCACGGGGCATCATATTTGAAATATATTGGGAGGCAGTGCCAGTACCTAACCAGTACATCAATCCCAAAATTGCATAAATCCAGTCTAGATCCCTAACTATTAAGAAGAAAAATAACAAAGCTGTTCCAAATAATCTCAATTGCAACAACCTTGCAATAATGAAATCAATAGAAGAATAGATAACACAAAACCAGATCATTCTCATCGTAACACGATCCCTATCAATAGGGTCATGTTTACTTAAAGAAAAACGAAAAGCTGGATCACGTAATGCCAAGCAAAAAGCCAATCCATCACATGCACCAGCAAATGGAGAAATTCGAATTAACTGAAACATCTCTGAATCAGATGGCACTCGCTTCATCCGGTAAATAAATTGCATATAAATAAATCTCTCAACCACCATTGAGTTGGTTAAAAAAGGTCTAGACAATATAATTGAAGTGTCTTCTGGCTCTGCTTTAAGCAGAGCTTTTGGAACAATATCTTCAATTTTAAAAATAACATTACGAACTCGCCTTAATGCATCAAAAACATCAGTGAAGTAAGGAATAGCTCCAACTAATTTAAAGTATTTCTTCGCACTAGGAGTCACTCGTAAAGGTTCTTCTGGTTTAACCCAGAGATAGAAAACTTCTCGATAAGATTTTATACGGGAAGCTCTGATCCAATTTCTAGCAGACAATTGCTGTTGGCCAATCCAAGCCTGTCGAGCATGCTTGGTAATCGACCTCCGCGTCGAGAGTCCCTTTCGAGACGTCTTGAAACTCCTGAAACAGTCTCGACACATGCATTAACTATTCGAAG